TACTTTATTGCATTAGAACCAGATTCTACATTTGGTTAATGAAAAGAGCATGGAGGATTTGGAAATATGCGTTGGGTAGTTTTTCTGACGAAAAGACTAAACGATACGACAACTACATTGTTTTGGTACGTTCTTTTATTTTCATTTCTTATCTCATTACTAACTGTTTTATTATTAGCGGAGTAATCCGTCATTGGAATGACTTATGAATGATGAATTTCTTTGGGTTGAGAAATATCGACCCAAGACAATTGAGGATTGTATTTTACCAGAGAGAACCAAGAAGACCTTTCTTGATTTCCTAGATAAAGGTGAAGTACCTAATCTACTTCTTGCTGGTCCTGCAGGATGTGGTAAGACTACAGTAGCAAAGGCACTATGCAATCAGTTAGGGGTTGATGTCTATGTCATTAACGGATCGGATGAAGGACGTTTTCTTGACACTGTTAGGAATAATGCCAAGAACTTTGCGTCTACGGTATCTCTCACGAGTGAGTCGAAACACAAAGTTATCATCATCGATGAGGCAGACAATACCACTGCCGATGTACAACTCCTCCTTAGAGCGAGTATTGAGGAGTTCTCAGGAAATTGTAGGTTTATCTTTACCTGCAACTATAAGAATAAGATCATCGAACCACTCCATAGTCGTTGTGCTGTCATTGACTTTTCAATAAATGGAAAACAAAAAGCAACAATTGCTTCCCAGTTTTTCAAACGAATTAACGACATATTGGAGCAAGAACGGATTGAGGCTGATAAGAAAGTCCTTGCCGAACTTATCAACAAGCACTTTCCCGATTGGCGTAGGGTTCTCAATGAGTGTCAAAGATACTCGGTGGGGGGTAAGATAGATAGTGGTATACTGGCACACTTTAGTGATGTAAAGATTAATGACCTCACAAAAAACCTCAAGGCGAAGAACTTTTCGGAAGTACGTAAATGGTGTGTCAATAACTTGGACAATGATCCTGCTGTTTTATTGCGTCGCCTTTACGATAGTCTTTACGAATCCCTTGTCCCTTCCACTATTCCTGCTGCCGTTCTTGTTATTGCGAAGTACCAGTACCAAATAGCATTTGTGGCAGATCAGGAAATAAATATGTTAGCGTGTTTAACCGAAATTATGGTGGAGTGTGAATTTAAATGAAAATTTCAGAAAGAGAAAAATTAAGAAATCAAGTTAAGTCTAGATTTTATTACATCTTTTGGGGTGTAGCAACTGTATCAGTTGTGTTTGGTCAACTATATGTTGGAACTGGATATAGAACTTTTGCTAAATCATTGAATAGAATCTTTGATACTATTGAAGTTCAAGTTAGTGATGATTATGAAAGGTTTTATTAAATTATGAGTAAAAAGGGATTAAAAACCCCACTTAGATATCCTGGTGGTAAATCTCGTGCCTGTACTAAGATGGGGCAATTCTTCCCAGATCTTAGAGAGTATGTAGAATTTCGTGAACCATTCTTAGGTGGTGGAAGTGTTGCGATATATGTCAGTAAGATGTATCCCCATTTAAAGATCACTGTTAATGATCTTTATGAACCACTTATAAATTTCTGGATGAATCTCCAGATGTTTGGTGATGATTTAACTAAAGAATTAAAGAATCTTAAGATTGCTCATTGTAATCAAGACTCCGCAAGATGTTTATTTGCAGAGATGAAAGATGTTATTAATGATAACAAATATACTAATCTTGAAAGAGCAGTTGCTTTTTATGTTGTTAATAAGTGTAGTTTCTCAGGTCTTACTGAATCATCTTCTTTCTCAGCACAAGCAAGTGATTCTAACTTCTCTATGAGAGGTATTGAGAAATTACCAGAGTATTCTGAGATCATCTCACATTGGCATATTAATTCATATTCTTATGAGTATTGCTTTAGAGAAAATGTTCATGATGGACTGTTTATGTACTTAGATCCCCCTTATGATATTAAGGATAATCTTTATGGTAAGAAGGGAGCAATGCACAAAAGTTTTGATCACGACAAATTTGCTGCTGATTGTGATGTTCATAACGATACAAATATGCTAATTAGTTATAATTCTGATCAGTTGGTTAAAGATAGATTCAAAAACTGGAAGGCAAGTGAGTTTAAATTAACTTATACAATGCGTTCAGTTGGAGAATATATGAGAGATCAGCAAGAAAGAAAAGAGTTATTACTCTTCAATTACGAATTACCAGAGGTATCTACTAATGGATGAAGAACCGTATGTTAATGATCTATATGAAGATATGGAGAGACTTAATGCGTTGTATGAGGAACTAATGTGGCCACACGATGTATCACTTGAGTTCTCTGCTGATTATGAAAATAATCGAATTATCATCTCATTAAAAGACGAAAAACAAAAACGACCTGCTTTATAGACATGATTTTAGTATTCATTATTGTTGGATTATTATTTTTTATTATGGGATATGGATTGTATCTCACAATAGGACCAGGTAAGGTAGATTTACGGGATCCTATTGATGAACATGCCAAGATGCATGAATTGGGTATTGCCCACGGTCACGGTGGAAATAAAGGTGCATATGAGATGTCTGGAAAGTTAGACCATAAGCACGATGAGTCTTAAGGATTATATTGGTCCTGATACTCCCAAGAAAGATTGGACTGATGAGCATTGGTTACAACACGCTCATATGATGGTTCATTCTCCTTGGATTGATGAAGAGGAAAGAGATTATTGGAAATATAAAATTAAAGAACTTACAAAATGATTGAAAAAATAATTTTTCTTTCTGTAATATTCTTTGAAGAGTTTGTTAAAAGAACTCTAATGGGTGTATACTATACTTGGCAGAAGTTTGATTACTGGAACTTCAATCGCAAATTACCTAAATGACTGAATTGAAAGATTGGTTGAATTCGATTAACCAAACAAAAAAGAATTTGATTGATGAGGATCCTTCATTAGAAAAGGACTATGCTCCTTATATAATTAATCGCATTTATTCAGGTCATCTTGATTCCGTGATGTTTGCGAATGAAATGAATAAGTATTCATTCTTATCTAAGAAGATTCAATATGATTTTTATCTAAATAGTTTACGATCTAAGAAGAGGTTCTCTCCTTGGCTCAGAAAAGATAAGATTAAAGATCTTGATTATGTAAAACGTTACTATGGTTATAGTAATGAAAAAGCACAACAAGCATTGAAAATCCTAACTAAACAACAACTTAATTTTATAAGATCTAAATTTGAAACTGGAGGAAAACAATGAGTGTGGTTAAGGAACCTGAAGTGAATTGGTCGCAAGATCAAATGGTAGAAGTGACTCTGAATGAGCCAGATGACTTCCTAAAGGTAAGAGAAACTCTCACAAGAATTGGTGTAGCATCAAGAAAAGAGAAAAAGATATATCAAAGTTGTCATATACTGCATAAGCAGGGGAGGTATTTCCTTGTCCACTTTAAAGAACTCTTTGCCCTTGATGGCAAACACGCTAATCTTACTTCCAATGATGTACAGCGTAGGAATCGTATTGCTCAGCTTTTGGCTGACTGGGGGTTAGTTGGTATTGTAAGTACTGATAAGATACAAGACATTGCTCCACTTAATCAGATAAAGGTTTTATCATATAAGGATAAGGGAGATTGGATTTTAGAAACAAAGTATAATATAGGGAGTAAGAAAAAGAAAACTGAGGAATAATTATTATTATTATGGATTCAGATTTTGTAATGAAAAAATTCTGGTTTGAGTGTTTGCTTGAACTTTGGGAATTTTCCCTTCAAGATAAAGATACTGATGGATTGGGTATAGATCATGTCCATCAGGAAATTGAACGTATTACAAGAGAATCTAATGATGCTAGAGAGAGAACTACTAATGTTCAAGCTCATATGACAAAGTGGGTTATGTTAGATCATAAACCATTTAAAATTATTTCTGATAAAGTTGAAAAAACAATACAAGATTATTTTCATGAATATACTGATCTTGATTTAGAAACCTTTATGACAACTTGTTGGGGGTCAATATATAAAAAAGGTGATTATGCAACTTTACATGCTCATGTTCCTGCTCTATACTCTTGGGTTTATTATGTTAAAGTTGAGGATGATGCTGCTCCTCTTCATTTTCCTAGAAAGGTTATAGGTGATGTTAACGATCCAAATTTTGGATGGAAAGATGATAATCCAGATTCTGGACTTTATTATAAACCAAAAAGTGGAACTGGAATTATTTTTCCTGGTTGGTTTCAACATCAAGTTCCTGAACATACTGGAGATAATGAGAGAATTATTGTTGTTGGTAATGTTGAAGGAACAGGATCTGTAAAATATCCACAGAAGAAGAGGGAGTTTTTTAGAATAAATGAATAACGATCAATACACGACTTTATTTCCCCCTCCTCCATTGTCTATGACTTATTGGACAGGTGATTTGCAGTATATTGAAAATGAAATAAAAAAATACCAATTCCAAAAAAATAGTGGGAATTCTATATCAACTGTCAATAGGTTTTTAGATGATCCAACCTTTATTGATCTTAGAAATTTTATTCTTAATTTTATTCATAGATATACTGTTAAAGTTTTTAGAACTAGGCAGAAGATAAAGTTAACACAATCTTGGATTACTATTACAAATAAAGGAGAGAATCATCCTAGACATTCACATTCCAATAGTTATTTGAGTGGAGTTATGTTTATTAAATCTGTTACTGGTTCTTCACCTTTAACTTTTGAGAATCATTTAAGACCACAACAATTATATGTCAATCTTCATGATGGTGGTGATCCATCATTACCTCCAAATGAATTTCGTAATTGTGATATAGCGATGGAATATATTGATCCAATACCAGGACGTATAGTATTATTTCCTAGTCCTACACCACATTTTGTTCCTGAGAGTACAGTTGATGGAGAAAGGATAACTTTAGCTTTTAATACTTGGCCAGAAGGTCCATTTGGATCTGAAAAAGATCTTACATATGCCTATTAGTTTATGAACAGAGATCAGTATCTTACATTATTTTCAATACCACCATTAGGAATTACTCATTGGGATGGTGATTTAGAGTATATTGAAAATGAAATAAAAAAATATGAATTTAAGAGAAATTCTGAAAATTCTATATCAACTTATAATCGTCTTTTAGATGATCCACCCTTTATTGACCTTAAAAATTTTATTAGTAATTTTGTTCATAGGTATACTAGAAAAGTTTTTAGAACACGACAGAAGATAGAGATGAAACAATCTTGGGTTAATATTAATAATCAAGGTGATTCTCATCCAAGACATATGCATCCTAATAGTTATTTGAGTGGAGTTATGTTTATTAAATCTGCTCTTGATTCTCCATCTTTATTGTTTGAAAACCAGTTTAAACCATATTCAATGTATGTTAACATCTATGATGGTAGTGATCCAACATTACCTCAAAATGAATATTATAATTGTGAAATAGCAGCTCAAGGTATTGAGCCAGTACCAGGACGTATATTATTATTTCCTGCACCATCACCACATTTTGTGCCTAGAAGTGATTCTAAATCGGAGAGAATAACTCTCGCCTTTAATACTTGGCCAACAAGACCATTTGGTAAAGAAGGTGATGTAACTCAAGTTTACTAGCTTGACACCTGATTTCTTTGTGCTATAATATATTTGTTGAATCGACGGGTTCAACGGGGAGTGACTGAATAAACTTTCTGGCATATAGCTGGTTAAGGTGACGAGACACAGGTGGTGCTGCTACTCGCAAGAGTAGAATCGACTTACCAGTCGGGTCTCAGGCAAGGACGTAAAATTTACTATCTGTAGTAATGCCCGTTCTTTGTTGGTAAGACAGAAATCCAACCTCCCACCCCAAAAATTTTTACTATATAATGGAAATATATGAACGACTCAATTAAAACGATGAAGATTTTTCTTGATACTGCAGATACTGAAGCAATTAAAAAAGGATACGAAACTGGATTGGTAGATGGAATCACTACCAATCCTTCTTTAATTATGAAGAGTGGTAGAAATCCTGAAGATGTCTATCAGGAATTAATTGACTTGGGTATACCTGATATTAGTATGGAAGTTGTAGGAACCAGAGAGCAAATGCTCTGGGAAGGCCGCAGACTTGCTAATAAGTTTGGTAAAGAAGCAACTATCAAAGTACCATGCACACCTGATGGATTATATGTGTGTAGACAGTTATCAAGATCATTAGTTAAAGTAAACGTAACCCTTATATTCTCACCATCACAGGCAATACTTGCTGCTAAGGCAGGTGCTACATATGTTTCACCATTCGTAGGTAGAGTTGATGATAACTCATATGGTGGATTATGCCTTATTAAAGATATTGCTAATGTGTATGCGAAACAGAATTGGAAGAGAACTGAGATACTTGCTGCTTCTATCAGAAACGTAAGAGATGTAGGTAGAGCATTTGAGTATGGTGCTAATATTTGTACTATACCAACAGGAGTATTTGATAAGATGTATAAGCATGTATTAACTGATGCTGGACTAGCACAGTTTGAGAAAGACTGGGCAGAAGTTGAGAAAGTAACTGTCTAATGGATAAGATTGATACTCAAGGGTTGAGTGGACCTGCAACGGAGGGATGTACAGATAACGTATATCCTCATGATGAGAATGGAGAACCAATTCTTCCTAGTGCTGTAATTACTCCTCGTAGATTATTCACTCCACAATATGTAAAGGAGATGAAGATACTTATTAATGAGGTGTTAAATGAACGTGAGTATCAAAGAAAATTAAGAATGAATTATGATGATCCAACTCCACCAGGAGTTTCTTATTTTGATACGGAACATTTTAAACATTCTATAGATGACGAAGAACCAAAATACAAAACATAGTTATACTAATCCAGAAGATAAGTTTGATGCTGCTTACGTTGAGGCACAAGTCACTGAGGGTAAGAAGTATTATGATGAGCAAGGGTGGGAGATTTCCCCACCCATTTCTGATAGGGAATGTATCTATCGGTGCTTAGAAAATTGTGAGTCACTTGCTGGACTTGATAAGAAACAAGTTCAAAGATTAATGGAAGACTTTAAGACTATGAAAACAGAATTCGTACGCAACGAGGAGTATCCAGTATTATGAAATTAACTCAAGATGTAATTGATAAAATTCAAGAAGCAATGCTACATACCAAAATGAATGGTGATATGAATTGGTTGGATGGTGATGAGATTGATGTATGTTTGGGAGGAACCTTTGCAGGAGACAAATTTATTAGTATAATAAACAGAACACGTAGCAACACTACTAAAAGATGAACATCTTTGTTACTCATCCAGATCCTCATGTATCAGCAAAAGTATTGCCTGATAAGCATGTGGTCAAGATGCCTTTAGAGACATGTCAGATGCTCTCTATTGTCTTCTCACACTGGTATTATGACTGGGGTGATGATTTAGTTAAAAAGAAAGATGGAACCGCCTTTAAGACCGAAAAAGGTGCTTTCCGTAATCATCCATGCACTCAATGGGCTGCTGCTAGTATATTCAATACTGCATGGTTGATTCAGCATGGTTGTGCTCTATCTGGTGAGTATACGCATCGTTATGGTAAGATACATGGATGTGCTGATGCATTGTTTGAGGCAAAGAAAACATTTCACAAATTTGCAGGAGAAGTAATTACATGCTATTGTATGGTGGAGTCCTTTACTCGTGCAATGCCAAATGAGTTTAAACATAACACAAGCATTGACACTTTTACTGCTTACAAAAATTACATTAGCAGCAAACCTTGGGCTGCATCTAATTATCTTCGTGACCCATCCAGAAAACCAGATTGGTTATGATAGAAATAATTGATAACTTTTTACCAGAAGAAGAATTTAAATCTATTGAATCTTTCATGATGGGTGGGGAATTCAGATGGTTTTATGCGGATGGAGCTGTTGAACCTGATGATGGTCAATTTCATATGACTCATATGTTTTTTCAACCTGAAGTAGGATCAAATAGTGAGCATCTTAATATGTGGAATACGTTTATGAATAAGGTAGAGGCTAAAAAATGTGAAAGGATAAAAGCAAATTTAACATTTAAAACACCTATACATGAACTTACACTCTATCATACAGATTATAATGATATGAAAACGGCTACATTTTATATCAATACTAACAATGGGTATACAGAATTTGAAAGTGGTGTTAGAGTAAGTAGTGTCGCTAATAGAGTATGTATTTTTGATTCTAATTTAAAACATCGTGGTGTATCTCACACTGAAGGTGATCATCAAAGAATCGTTGTAAATTTTAATTATGCGTGATGAATTTCTCTGGGTTGAAAAGTATCGACCCCAAACAATTGAAGATTGTATTTTACCAGAACAAACTAAGAAAACCTTCTTAGAATTTCTAAATAAAGGTGAGATACCAAATATGCTTCTTGCTGGGCCTGCAGGATGCGGAAAGACTACAGTAGCAAAGGCTTTATGTAAACAATTAGGAGTTGATGTTTATGTCATTAATGGATCGGATGAGGGAAGGTTTCTTGATACAGTTCGGAATAACGCCAAGAACTTTGCGTCTACAGTATCTCTCAGCAGTGAGTCGAAGCACAAGGTTATCATCATCGACGAGGCCGACAATACCACTCCCGACGTACAACTCCTTCTCAGAGCGAGTATTGAGGAGTTCCAAAGAAACTGTAGATTTATCTTCACCTGCAACTATAAGAATAAGATCATCGAACCACTCCATAGTCGTTGTGCTGTCATTGACTTTTCAATAAATGGAAAACAAAAACAGTCAATTGCTGCCAAGTTTTTCAGTAGAATTAACTACATACTGGAGCAAGAACGGGTTGAGGCTGATAAAAAAGTCCTTGCCGAACTTATCAACAAACACTTTCCCGATTGGCGTAGGGTTCTCAATGAGTGTCAAAGATACTCGGTGGGAGGTAAGATAGATAGTGGAATACTTGCCCACTTTAGTGACGTAAAGATTAATGACCTCACGAAGAACCTCAAGACTAAAAACTTTTCGGAAGTACGTAAATGGTGTGTCAATAACTTGGACAATGATCCTGCTGTATTATTGCGTCGTCTTTACGATAGTCTTTACGAATGTTTGGTCCCTGCCTCTATTCCTGCTGCCGTTCTTGTTATTGCGAAGTACCAGTACCAAATAGCATTTGTAGCAGATCAAGAGATAAATATGCTTGCGTGTCTTACCGAAATAATGGTAGAGTGTGAGTTTAAATGAAGCAAACTAATCTTGAAGAAAAAATTAAAATCGCAGAAGAGCGAATTTCTGAATTGAACATCTTAATTACACAATGGAGAATACAAAATGATAACCAAAGAAAAGCAAAAGGCACAAGTTAAATCAAAATTTTATTATATCTTTTGGGGTGTAGCAACTGTATCAGTTGTACTTGGTCAAGTATATGTTGGTGCTGGATATAGAATGTATGCTAAAGCATTAATGGGAATCTTCGATGCTATTGACGTAGAAATCGGAAGGGATTATAATAACGAAAGATTTTATTAATGAGAACTGAAACAAGAGAAGCAATGGAAATGTTGTTTTCTGCTAAATGGAACTTGCCAAAAGCAGCAAAACATTGTAGACTATCACGTAAGGAAATGATGATTACCTTTAGTGAGTATTGTGCATTTCATCAACCAACTTACAATAAGTTTGAAACAGAACTTCAATTGGAACTAAATTATGAGCAAGAAGGGACTCAAAACCCCACTTAGATATCCTGGTGGTAAATCTCGTGCCTGTACTAAGATGGGGCAGTTCTTCCCAGATCTTAGGGAGTATGTAGAGTTTCGTGAACCATTCTTAGGTGGTGGAAGTGTTGCGATACATATTAGTAAGTTATATCCACATCTGAAGATTACTGTTAATGATCTTTATGAACCTTTGATTAACTTCTGGATGAATCTCCAGATGTTTGGTGATGATTTAACTAAAGAGTTAAAAGGTTTAAAGATTACTAATTGTAATCAGGACTCTGCCAGATGCTTATTTGCGGAGATGAAAGATGTTATTAATGATAACAAATATACTAATCTTGAAAGAGCAGTAGCATTTTATATTGTTAATAAGTGTAGTTTCTCAGGTCTTACTGAGAGTTCTTCATTCTCAGCACAGGCAAGTGATTCTAACTTCTCTATGAGAGGTATTGAGAAATTACCAGAGTATTCTGAGATCATCTCACATTGGCATATTAATTCATATTCTTATGAGTATTGCTTTAGAGAAAATGTTCATGATGGACTGTTTATGTACTTAGATCCCCCTTATGATATAAAGGATAATCTTTATGGAAAGAAGGGAGCAATGCACAAAAGTTTTGATCACGACAAATTTGCTGCTGATTGTGAAGAGCATAACAATATTAATATGCTAATTAGTTATAATTCTGATCAGTTGGTTAAAGATAGATTTAAAAATTGGAAAGCAAGTGAGTTTAAATTAACTTACACTATGCGTTCAGTTGGAGAGTATATGAGAGACCAACAAGAAAGAAAAGAGTTATTGCTCTTCAATTACGAATTACCAGAGGTATCTACTAATGAATGAAGAACCGTATGTTAATGATCTATATGAAGATATGGAGAGACTTAATGCTTTATATGAAGAA